CAGGTCAGTTGTTGGACCAGAATAGCCTCGTTATTGGCCGTGCCCGTGTAAAGGCGATCTACATCGTTCCTGATTCGGGTGCTGGCACCGTTACGTTTATCGACGGCGGCGCAAGCGGCGTTACCAAAATTGTTGTTAACACCAAGGCAAGTTCGACTTCGGCGGATTACATCCTGATGCCCGGTGAAGGCTTGCTTTTTCAAAACAACATTTACATCGTCCCGTCAGCCGTGATTTCGACGATGGTGATTTATGGCTAAAACCCCCGCTTGGCAGCGGAAAGAAGGGAAGTCTCCGTCCGGTGGTTTAAACGCCAAAGGTCGTGCTTCTTATAACCGCGCCAATCCCGGCAAGCCGGGTCTGAAGGCTCCACAGCCTGAAGGCGGGCCTCGCAAGAAGTCATTCTGCGCGAGAATGTCTGGAATGAAAAAGAAGCTTACTAGCGCCAAAACGGCAAACGACCCCAACAGTCGGATCAATAAATCCTTACGGGCATGGAAGTGTTAAGTCATGGAAATGCTCATCTGGAATATGGTCCTGACTGGGATCGTGGCGGTATTGGGTTTTGTGGTTAAAGAAAAGTTTGCCGAGCTACAAAGGCTCGGCATTCTGCTAAATAGGACTCGTGAAGAGGTGGCACGTGACCACATCACACGGGCGGAAGTACGAGAGGACATGAGGCAGTTGATTGATCGACTGGAGAAAATGGACCAGAAGATAGACCAACTGATAGCTAAAAATGCCAAGTAAATCCGGTAAGCAACATCGTTTGATGGCCTTGGTCGCTAACGATCCCAAAGCGGCTAAGCGTCTGGGCATCCCGTCGAAAGTCGGGAAAGAGTTCATGAAGGCCGACAAGGGCCGCAAATTCAAAGGTAAATCCAAATGAAAGAGTCCAAGGCAATGATGAAAAAGGAAGTGTCCTTCATGAAGAAAAAAGGCGCTCCGAAGTCGATGATCAAGCACGAGATGAGCGAGATGGCTGATAAGGCTGGTCGCGCCATGAAGAACCGTACGGCTGACAAGATGGGTCGTGCGATGGTCAAGAAGATGGCCGGTGGCGGCATGGCTTATTCGGGCGGTGGCTCTGTCTATCGCAAGGGCGCTGACGGCGTTGCCAGCAAGGGCAAAACCAAAGGCAAGATGGTCAAGATGATGATGGGCGGAGTTTGCAAATGAGCAGTGGCCCAAAAACTCGCGGATCGTATGGTCCGACCAGTCCTCGTGGTCAGGCTGCGGCTCAGAAGCAGACCGCCGCTATTCAAGCCGTCAAAGATCAAGACATGGCTAAGAAGATGCGCGAGGCCTACGAGAACTTTCAGAAGAGTCCGGAAGCCGACACTATCGGCATGAAGCATGGCGGCAACGTTAAAAAGATGGCTAAGGGGGGAATGCCAGACCTAACGGGCGACGGCAAGATTACTCGCGCTGACGTTCTGAAAGGCCGAGGGGTCTTTAAAAAGGGTGGCGCTGTTAAGTCTTCAGCTTCTAAGCGAGCTGACGGCATCGCCGTTCGCGGTAAAACCCGAGGCAAAATGGTGTAATCATGGCTTCAAAAAGAATGACTGACGAAGAGCGGTACGGCAAAGTTGGTGCGGAAATCCGCCGACTTGATCCGGAGGCTTACAAGAATCGTCCTAAGACGATGGAAGGCAATTTAAAGTTGCTGGAGCAGTTGCGCGGCCGGTCGGCAGAAACGCCTGCGCGTCAGTTAACTCCGGACGAGTTCATGTCGCCTACGAGTCGTCGTGTGATGAGCGACACCTCAATGCCTTCTTCGCGAGGGCCTTCTACTCGTGGTGGTCGCCGTGCGTCGGCAGAAGAGACCGAAGCCAGCAATCGCCGGATTGGCGAGCAGGTGACGGCTAAGCGGGCCAGCGCAGCGATTTCTCGGGCTTCCCGTAGCGGTGAGCTGCCGAGCGACCGTGCTTCAGGTTACCGCAGTCAGGCTGAGCAGACGGGTATGTCTGCTGATGAGCGTGCTGAAAAGGCTCGTGGCTACGCCAAAGATATTGCCATGACTGCGGGTGCAGCGAAGCTGGGTGCTACTTTAGGTGCTCCGTATCGTAGAACGGCGGGACAGTTCCGTAAGGCGGCTGACAAGGCTTCTGAGTCGGCTGGCCGCAGTGCTGCCCAGAAGGGCATTCCTTCGTTCTCTGAGCGTTACCGCGCACGAGAAGCTGCAGCAGCGGCGCGTGAAAAGTCGCCCAAGCGTATGCGGGAGAAGGTCGAGAAGATGCTCGACGATAAGTTGGCGGCGGATATGGCGGGGGGATACAAGAAGGGCGGCTCAGTTCGCTCATCCGCTTCACGTCGCGCTGACGGCATCGCACTTCGTGGCAAGACCCGAGGGAAGTACGTCTAATGCTCCCCTCCCGAGGCATGGGCGCGATTGCTAAAAACAAAGTCCCTAGGGCCAAGCGCCGTGGGGATAAAAAGCCTGTGATCGGGACGGGTAAGCCTATCCGCACTTTCAAGGAAGGCGGAACCGCAAAAGATGACTACACTCAATACAACGCCCGCATCCTAAAGGCTTTAATTAAAAGATATGGCGACGAAGATACTGCCAGAGAGATGATGCGGACGATGGGTGGTGGTGAGCTTCTCAAGGTCATGAGAGAAGAAGAGTCGTCTTACGCCAAAGGCGGTAAAGTTAAGAGCAAAGTCAATGAAGCCGGTAATTACACCAAGCCCGGAATGCGTAAAGCTTTGTTCAACAGTATTAAAAATAGCGCGGTTCAAGGTACTGCAGCAGGGCAGTGGAGCGCGAGAAAAGCGCAGTTGCTGGCAAAGCGGTACAAGGAAAAAGGCGGCGGGTACAAGTCATGAAGGCTCCGCAGCAGTCGTTAAAGGCATGGACTGCCCAGAAGTGGAGGACGAAGAGTGGTAAACGATCTTCTGACACGGGTGAAAGGTATTTACCAGAAGCTGCGATCAAGGCTCTCAGCCCTGCTGAATACGCCCGAACCACCGCTGCCAAGCGAAAAGGCAAAGCCCAAGGCAAGCAGTTCGTCGCGCAGCCCAAAGGTATTTCTCAAAAAACGCGGGCCTACCGCCAAAAAGGGAAATAAATGACTGAACCTAACGACATCGAGTTTTTCAAAGTCCAGATGCAGGCCGAGTTGAATCGGCTTGAGGCCAAGGCGTCGGCTAAGACTATTGCTGGCAAAGCTATTGGCAAGGACGGTTTGAAGTACATCACAGCGATTGTCGTGATCGGCGTTGTATCGAGTCTCTTCTTGGACGGCGATAAGATCGCTGCCGTAATGGGGCTGTTAGGCGCATCTCTGACCGCCTTGATCTCGATGTTGAATGGCATCGCAGGTACGGTCGAGAAGGAAGAGAAGCCAGAATTTAAAGTCATCAACGAACTCATCACCAAGCTTGACCGGCTGGATCGGAAAGAAATGCCGATGCGAGTGGACGTTGAGGGCGATCATGTCACCGTCACCAAGGGTGACGACGTAGTGACAGCGAGGAAGTAATGGTAGACAAGACTACAGCTACGACAGACTTCAACCTCGACCTCAACACCATCATTGAGGAAGCTTACGAGCGTTGTGGCGCTGAGCTGCGTACGGGTTACGACTTCCGTACGTCGAAGCGTAGTCTTGCCCTGCTTCTGATGGACTGGGCTAATCGGGGTATCAACCTCTGGACGCTAGAGGAAGGCACCAAGACGCTGACCTACAACGTCGGTACGTATGATCTGCCGGTAGATACGGTAGACCTGTTGGACCATGTGATCCGGACTGGGTCTGGTACGAATCAGCAGGACATCAATATCTCACGCATTTCGTCCAGTACCTACGTCTCCATCCCGAACAAGAATGCGACGGGTCGCCCGATTCAGATTTGGATCAATCGTCGTACGGGTGCCACGGGTGCGGATAATGTGATTGTCTACCCGCAATTTACGGTGTGGCCGAAGCCCGATAACAGCACGACTTGGATTCTGTACTACACCCGCCTGCGCCGGATGTTTGACCCCGGTACGGGTGTGAACGGACAGGATATTCCGTTTCGGTTTTTGCCCTGCATGGTAGCGGGGCTGGCCTACATGCTGTCGATGAAGATTCCCGGTGCGGCGGAACGCACGGCACTGCTGAAGGCTGAATACAACGAAGCTTGGGATTTGGCGGCAGGCGAGGACCGGGAAAAGGCGGCGGTTCGGTTTGTCCCACGTGAGAGCTTCTTGGGTGGTTACTAATGCCAAACAGGTTTGCAAGTGGCAAACACGCGATTGCGATGTGCGACCGGTGCGGGTTTCAGTACAAACTGCGCCAGTTGAAGTCGATTGTGATCAAGACCAAGAACGTGAATATCTTGGTCTGTCCGGAGTGCTGGGAGCCTGACCAACCCCAGTTGTCTCTTGGTCTGTACCCTGTGGACGACCCACAGGCTCTACGGAACCCAAGACCGGACACGAGTTACTTTGCGGTCGGTAATGACGGTGCCAATGGCAGTCGTCAGATACAATGGGGCTGGGCACCCGTGGGCGGGGCCAGAGCGGATGATGCCGGACTGACGCCTAATGATTTAGCGCCGTTCGGTGAAGTAGGAACGGTGACGGTCGTTACGACCTAGGAGACTGAGATGAAGAACGGTGATGCAATGAAAGCGTTGAAGAAACACGCTTCGCTTCCGGCGAGTAAAGCTCACGGTATGCGTGCTGGTGGCAAGACCAACAGCGACATGAAGAAGTACGGTCGCGGCATGGCTAAGGTCATGAATCAGCGTAAACCGATGCGCGGCTCTTCGGGTCCGAGGTAATTGCCATGAAAGAATTAAATCCCGGCAAGATCAGACCGAACACCGACTCGACGGGGCGTAATGGCTACCCGGAGAAGGATGTGAACAAGGGCGTCACCCACATGGATATGAAGGGTGCTGGTGCTGCGACGAAGGGTAAGAAGTTCGTGTCGCAGATCAACCTTGAGAACAACGCTAAGTATCGGTCGGGCTGGTCTCCGTGAATTACACGCAGCTTTCTACACTGATTCAGGATTACTGTGAGTCTACGGAGCAGAGCTTCGTGGCTAATATCCCGACTTTTGTGCAGTTAGCTGAAGAGCGGATTTACAACTCCGTTCAAATCCCGGCCATCCGTAAGAACGTCACGGGAACGATGACGAATACTTTCCCGTATTTCCAGTTGCCCTCGGACTGGCTTTCGACGTTTTCGCTGGCCGTGATTGATCCGATTACTGGCGAGTACGAGTACTTGTTGAACAAGGATGTGAACTACATCCGCGCTGCGTATCCGCCGCCGAACAGCACGGGTAAGCCTAAGTACTACGCGATCTGGGACGACAACACCATGATCCTTGGGCCGACTCCCGATCAGGCATATACGGCTGAACTGCAT